CGTTCGTAGTTACTTGCTGTAATTCTGCTTGCATTTTGATATGGTCTTCCCATGATACTTCAAGAGATGTTTTAAATAGTTTTTGCCATTTTTCAGGAATTTCTTTAAATCCTTGACAACTTCCACTATTAGCAAGTATTTGTTGAATTAAATTATCATTTAACCAACCTTCAGAATTTCCAATATCTCTAAATAACGTATTTACCATTATGTATTCTTTTTCTCTTACTAATCTCTTGTAGACTATCGCAAAATAAGTTTCTACCCCTGAACTTGCACATTCTTCATCTAATAGCATTTGTGTTGCACCTGTTGGTTGACCTGATGTTACAGACAGATTTCTAATTTTTATCCCTTGCTCTTCAAATGTACTACCATACCATGCTTCAGGCAATTCCCTACCTTCTTCAATTAATTGACTACTATATTTTTGAGCAGTATCAGTGATTCTCTTCATAACAGATTTGGCAAAAATTCTACCTTCTTTAGAATCATATGATAATCCTTTTTTAGTTAACATAGGATTTAAACCCATAACTCCAATACCTAATTTACGTGTTAATAATACTGCCTTTTTAATAGTATCATCTGGTAAATTATTTATATCAATACTGTTGTCTAAGAATCTAACAATAGTTTCTGTAACATAATCTAATTTTTCAAAATCAAATTTACCTTTTTTATCAATATATTTTTGTAAATTATGTGATGCTAAATTACATGCTTCATTTTCATAAAGAGGTATTTCACCACATTGCCCAGTTACAACACCATTAAAGCATCCTAAGTGTTTTAGAGGTTCATTAAAACAATATACTAAAGGTTCGGTTCTTTCTCTTTTAATAATACTTTTAACAGATATAAATCTACCTGCTTCTCGATTAGGATTTGCATCTAAAATAACTCTATGAGTTTCTAATCCAAGATTCATAAGTCTAAAAACATTACTAGCATTAATTACCAACCTATAACTTTTTTGGCAGAAGCAATCTTTATAACCATCTCCTTTTGGCATTGCCTTAATACAAGATTCTTTCATTATATTTAATATTGAATTACAACCTAAAGTATTTAACATATATTTAATTTTCTGTAAAAATTCTTTATTGATTGAGGAAATTGCAATTGTGCCATCTTTTGAGTTATGAGTTCCATCTGTGTCAATAATACCTGCCAACCAACTCAATCTATTTTTAATAGTATAATCAGCATTGGGAACAAACTCTTTTGTATAATCCAAATAACTATTTGATAATCTTAAAAATATTCTTCCATCTTCTTGTCTTTCATGTATATATTCAATATAAGGCAATAAATTTTGTTTTACGTCATAGAGATAGATAATAGCCCAGTTCTTTTCTTTACTTATTGTTCCATCACCTGCATACGCCCCTAATGTATACATTTTTTTATCATCTTCATTAATTTGTCCTTCAATTACTGGAAAATTATACTTAGTTAATTTATCATTTGTAGTTAATTCATTTGCTTGCTTTACAATGACTTTAGCTCGTAAATTTTGTTGAGTATGGAATTTATGATATTCTGTACAAGAAAGCTGTGAACCGTCACTAAATTCAATATCTAGTATTTTTTCATTTTTACCTGTAATTGTAGGGATTACTTTAGAAAATTCAGTACCATTCCATACATTTATTTCCTTATCTAATATAGAGTCAATTCTAGAATATCCTTTATCAGTCAAAACTAGTGTATCTCCAGTAACACATGCATTTACTGAATCAATTTCTCCTAAAACTTTTAAGCATGGATTGTCTTTATTGACTGCCGATCTGAAGATAATTCCTGGCTCCGAATGATATCTAGCATTAGTGACAATTTTATCAAATAATTCTTTAGCATTAATCACCTTCGTCACATATCCAAGTGGACTTTTTAATTCAATATTTTTATTTTCTTTTACTGCTTGCATAAAATTATCATCTACAAGAACTGAAATATTAAAGTTTTTGATTTCATTATGATCTGATTTTACTGTAATAAATGATTCAATATCTGAATGATAAATATCCATTACAATAATACCTGCACCCCTACGTCTTGCTTGCATAACTACATCTAATGTTGTATTGAAAACCTTCATAAATGAAATTGGGCCTGTACTTTTACCTTTTGTTGAAACAATTTTAGCATCTCTTTCACGCAATTTTGAAATATTTAAACCAATACCACCACCCATTTTGGTGATAATTGCTGATCTTTCATTTGTATAAAAAATTGAATGTAAATCATCCTTTAAACCACCAACAACAAAACACGATGATAACATATTGTTTACACCAGCATTCATTAAAAATGGAGTTGCTGGCATCCAATATCCTTCTACCATTGTATCATAAAATCTATTTGTCCAATATTGTATTAGTTCTTCTGTTTTCTCTACACTAGCAATTTTTTTAGATACTCGCATAAACATTTTTTCAGGAGTTTCATTCTCTAAAAGATAATCTGATTCTAATATGAAATTTGCAACCTCATTAAATTTGTACATGTATTATCTCCTTTATGTAAATTTATTTTATAATTTATTATCCAATGAAAATCTTCTTTTATGCCAAAATATAATTTATATCACCACATTTTTCACACAACACTTTTCTTTTTGGTGGATTTGATGTATATATCATCCATGTATCTACTAATAATTCTTCACCGCATAGTGAGCAAATAATATTGCATTTTTGCCATTGCTTATTTTCTATTTGAATAGTCTTCATTTTTTCTTGATTATATTCATCAATGGTTTTCAATATGTATCACCTCCCTTCAATTACTTCCAATGATTATTCTTCTTTAGAATATCAACAACCTCTCCTGCATAATCAACATCAACATTAATAACAAGATATTTATTTCCTGTATTCTTATTGAATTTATATCTACTGATTCTAATATTTTTAAGTATCCTAGCTAAATCTATCCTATCTTGTTCTGAAGCATGTTTAGTTATATCCTCTTGTTTAATGACAATGTATTTATTGAAATCTGCACCACTTAAATTAACACTCAAATGTTTTTATTCACCTTCTTTCTCTTCAATTAATTCTGGTTTAATCATCTTATCCCTGTCTCCCCAGAAATAAAACCAATCATTTTCCAAGAAACAAAGATTATGGAATCGAATGTATACTTGGTCAACAATTTCAGGAATAGCATTGAATCTATAGCAAATATCTTTTTGAATACAGTTGTTTACTGCTTTACACATTGACAAACTAGCCAATTATCAATCTTCCATCCTTTCATTTTTAATATTTGATTCTTTATCAAATACTTCAATTCTCACCTTTTTATAATAATGTCCTTTATTAGTATCTTGATCTACAATAAATGTGTAATTAACTTTATCGGTATAGTTTTTATTATATTCTTCAAAAGTACATTGAATCCAATCGCCATCTCTGCCGTGTAAAATCTTTATATGTATCACCTCTTTTGATTGTAGCAAGAATTTGATTAGTAGTATTTATAAGATATGTGATCAAACTCTTGCTAATATTATGATAATTATTTTATGATTTGTGTTTGCAAATTATGATTATTTAACCAATCTTTTTGTAATATGTAGTTGTATTGGTTAAATCACTTTTGCTAAACATGAAGTTTACTTTGTCTTGGGAATTGTATTCTTGATAAGTGCAGGTAGTCCATTGACCATCGATGCGATTGATGAGTTTTGTGGGATTCATTTTTGTTTCACCTCCTCTCTATGTTTATATTATAGCATTTCTGGGCGCGGAAGTCAAATATATTTATTTTATAATTTATGATTTATAATCCGTAAGCAATTGTTGCAAATGAGTCTGTTTAGTCGATACACTAGTATGAGTAGTTGCATATCTTAATGCTTTATTTTCTGCACATAATACGCAATATTCCTTTGCTCTAGTTTGCATAGTATATACCATTTCTTTTGTGAGCAATTTATAATGAGTATAATCCAATGCTGCAATTACATATTTGATTCCACTACCCTGACAATTAAATCCACGAAAACCATTTTGGAGAAACTTTCCACTATCTGGCATTGTAAAACAGTAGCATTCAATTTCCCCCTTATCGTTTATTTGAGCAATATCTTGAATCAAACAATTATCGTTTATGTAATTGAGATATTTTATGTCTTCATCATCATGAATGCTTTCACAAAAAGACAAAAATTTATTTAATACCCATTTAGTTATACCATCTCTATTTGTTGAACCATTTAGTCTTATTTTAAACTTTTTATCTAATGGCAATTTATGTTTTTTCATAATCTTTTTCAATATTATACCAATATTTCTTATTGAATTCTGTTCGCGAGATTTTGTTTCTTTATATGCTAATTTTAATGCCTCTTGCTTATGATACGCAATAAATCCTATTAGATTATCAAATTTAACAGCTTCTTTTCTGTAGATAAACAATTTATTCGTTAATGTGTTAAGATGAGCAGATTTCCCATACTTTTTATAGTCTTTAATGGAGGATAGTATTCCTAAATTCAATAGAAGTAATTGTATTTCAGCTATCAGCTTTTTGTTGTTAGACTGAGTAAGTTCAATCATATCAAAATTTCCTTCTTTAAGATGAACTCCTCCATCCTCAAACATGCCCTTAAGGAAAGAGCAAATATTATTTTTTGTTGATTGTTTTATCAAATTAGGAATACTCTTATTGTTTGGTTCCAACCCTCCGAAATTCATTAGAAAAGACACTATATCAGTAGAGTTTATTTCTGCTAAATATATGTTTCCTACTTCACTATATCTCATACTACAACTATAATTAAATATTTTTTTTACTACTCCAATAAAAGCATCAACAACTTCTTTATTTATTTTGCCATAACATATGTGTGCATGTCTGACAGTTCCATCTGCTACAATCATTCCAAGCAACAATGCCAATTTTTCATCCAATATTTTAGGTTTAGTATATATTATTGATCTAACATCGAGCGTATAATTAAAATATGCATCAGGGATGTCAACAATATTGCCAAATACATTTGTATTTTGAGCAAGTATAACCTGATCGTCTAATGTTAAATCCTTAAAATCCTTTCTTACAATATATCCATTTTCTGAGATAACATCAATCCCATGATCTAATGTAGCTGTGAGGGAATACCCATTATTAGTTGTTATTTCTCTACATTCTGCTTTGCCAACATTATGTATCAAACTTGGTTTTTCCATCTCTAATCCATTAAAGATATTACCATCACCCATGTACTCATATGTGCCAATTTTTTCAATATTGATATAATCTTCTATTGTTTCTAAACCTTTGCCAGTTAAAATATGAGTATCTTTTGGTATACATTTATGAGTCGTCATTGCATAACCTAAAGTAATATGCTTTAAATGTGCTTTGGGAATATATATATTCCCCTTATTATTAAAATTGACAACTAATGTTCTTCTTATAACATCCATACCTATGACTATACCTAAATCGCCATTATAAATTGGAATTTCTTCGCCATTTTCATTTAGAGTCTCATAATTATTTTTATTGTTTAATACTTTATCTCCAACAAAAATAGAAAAAAGATGTTTTGAATTTTCTCCAACATCTATTTTTTCGCTAACTCCAGTATCAATAACAATCTCTTGTAGTAAGTTGTTTAGATAATATGCACTTGCTTTCCCTCTTTCTTTCATTGGTACTACTACTTGGATATCAAAAATATCCTCTGTTTTTGGCAATAATTCTTTAAAATGTGCTACGACTCTTTTAGGAGTAGTATCTTTGTTTTTATATATATCTAGTTCAAAATCTTGTAATTCTCCTCTTATCTCCTTTCCCATAAAGTTTTTATCAATTATTTGTTTCCGGTCTTTTATCTTTATACTTTCTGTTACTATTGCTGATTTTTCTGCTTGTCTGTGGATTTTAGTTAATTCTACACACTTGATATATCCACTTTCTATCATATCAAACATAATATTGCCTACGCCAATGGCTTCTAACTGATGTTTGTCTCCTAGCATAATTAATTTTGATCCTGATTCGATAGCTTGGATTAATTTATAAAAAATATCTGCTCCAACCATACTCAGTTCGTCTAGAATAATAATGTCTTTAGGTAATCTATTATTCTTATTATATACAAAACCAACTTTAGGATTGTATCCTAATAATCTATGTATTGTATATCCATCTTCACCAGTAATTTCACTTAGATTACAAGATGCTCTACCAGACAAAGCAGTTTGAGCAAAAGAATAATTTTCTTTAAATACTTCAAGCATTCCTGCTACGGTAGACGATTTTCCATTTCCGGCTCCCCCAATTATCATTATTACTTGATATTCTAATATTGCCTGAATACCTTCAATTTGTTCATCTGTAAATTCCCAACCTTGTCTTATTTCTAATCCTTTAATCTTTGTTCTCCAATCACCAATTCCAAATGTATTTTCTACTGAATTTAATCTATGAAGTTCTTCGGCGATATTTTTTTCTAACTTGAAATATTTCATCAAACCTATTTTATCTTTATCTTCATTAGTCCAAATTACCTTTTTCTCATTCATTTCTTTCAATGCTTCTGATAAAATCTCTTGTGGCAAATCAGCACTAATTGATCCATCTACTGCATCCAATAAATCATCTATATCTACCCATGTATTTCCTTCATTAGCTTCTTCATATAGATAATATTTAACATATGCTTTAATTCGATTAATTGAATATTCTCCTAATCCTCCATTTAATGCCATCTCATCTGCTGTTTCCCATCCTATTCCATCTACTTCATCAATTAATAGATATGGATTTTCATTAATTTTAGCAATTACTGTATTAGGACTTCCAAAGTAATCAACTAATTTATCTATCATATGTTTAGTCAAACCATACTTATCTAATTCAATATATGCTTCAGAATAATCTTTGCCATTTTCATATTTTTCTATTAATTTTAATGCAGTGGGTACTGCGATTCCTTTTATAGTACATAATGCCTTAACATCTTTATTTTCTAATATTTCCATTGGATTTTCAAATGCTTTGAATATATCTACACATTGTTTCTCAGGTAGTATTTTTTCTAAAAATTTATATTGATCCGCTTTATTGGTTAATTTTATATCTGTACACATAAATACCACTTGATACTGCAACTTATATTTCTCATGCATAAACTCTCTAGCTGTCACGATATATATATCTTCATCATTTATTTCACACATATTACCAGTTAAAGTAATTGTTCCCCACTTGTTTATTTGTGGATCTCCCTGCAAAACATCCAATACAGTAACAATAATTATTCCGAAATCTCCGTTATTAATAACTTCCTTTTTAGGAAACCTTTGTTGTGTTAAACGAACCTTGCATTTTACTAATATGTCTTCGTAATCTTCTTCCAAATGTATCACTCCTTTAATTTATTCCACCAATTGTACTCTATCATTTTGAAGAATTAATTCATTATCTTCTCGCACTTCTACAATTTTAGATAGAGCATGTTGATAAATACTGTTTTTGTATCTTTTTGGTTTAAAGATATCTCCTCTTCTGAAGCCTGTGACCATGATCAAGCTACCTCTAGAAAACCATCCATTTTCCAATACTACCTTTTTGATTTTACCATTTTCATCTGCTATTCCTACATCTTTAGATATGGTTTTATCATAGAAAGAAAATTGACCTGCATAAAACTTTAATACAACAACTCCAGTAGGGGTTAATATTGTAACAGAGTGTTTGTTTTTATCTCTATCTAATACTGTTCCTACAATTCTATTTAATTGGAATTTAGGATATTGTAAGCCTTTATACTTGGTAAAACCAATGACTACAGGTTCTTCAGGTAAATCATTAAAGTCCACTACTCCATATTTATTATGATCAATTCCTGCAAGCTCGTGAACATTATAGTAGTAATTCATGCTTGCCATTTCCCAAGAACTAATATTGCCTTGCATATACTCGTTTTTAATATTTTGAAAAATATTATTCGTATACGTATTTATGCATTCTTCTGTATTAATCCATTTATTTAATTGAGCAATTTTACTCCTATAAACAAATTCAAAAGATCCCTTACGTGGGGTTCCTAATGCAATTAATAAATATCCTTCTTCATCATATTTATAATCTTTATTTTCCTCCATTTCATTTGCAAAATTCTCCATGAAAAAATTATTCGCATATTCCGTATCTTCTTCATTGAATTCATCATGCACTTTATACCAAGTAATTGTTTTTGTTTGTTCATCTTTTTGCTTTGGCATACTCATTAAATATTCTCTGAAATTATAAAATTTAATTTCTTCTTTTAAATTAGAAGGTATGATTCCCATTTCTGCAATTTTAGCAATATCTTTAGAATTTAATTTTTGCTTAGAAGGATTCAATAGACGCAGATAATCTTCTAAGATTTTTTCTCTTGATTTATTTTCAATTTTATCAAATGCTCCTGCCTTAATTAACATTATGGTCTGACCCTCCGCTATTAAAGACCTCATTTGAGTTTTGCCAGTTTTCAAAGTCACTTCTTTTTTAACTAATACCAATCTCTCATGAAAATCTTTTAAATTTGCATATGGTCTATTTTGCATTATGGTTTGTGCTGTTTCATTGTTGATTTTCATAATTCCTTTAAATCCAAAAATAATTTCGTTGTTTTCTTCATTAGGTAAAAATCCTTGTCCTGCTTTATTTACATATGGTAATGATATATTAATTTTTTTAGCCTGTAGTTTTCCTATTGCTTTTGCAATTTCTCCATAATTGGTAGTTCTTTCTTTTGCTTCAATATCGGAATCATCACAGGTTTCTCTATCAACTGCCCCCGACTCTACCATCAATACTGCCGTATTCCAATAAATAGGAGGGAAATAATAGACTAGATTTAATTGTTGAATAAGAATGATTGTATAAGCTACGGAATGCAAAATTGAAAAAGAATACCCAAGCTGTAAGGCTATTTGTTCATTCCAAATATACTCTAATAAAATTTTAGGGGCATTGGCTTTTTCTCCCCATTCAAAAAACAATGTTTTAGCATCGTCAATCAATTTCTGTTGTTTTTTAGCTACGCCTTTTCTCAATTTATTACTCTCTATTACACCAAATCCTGCAACATCTTTATCCATAGTTAACAACATCATTTTCTCTTGACTTGAACATACTCCATAGTCTTGTAATAAATGCTTTTCCATTATATTGACTTGTACTTCATTTAATCCGAACTTTTTCATGTCCTTATACCATTCAGAGATATTATTTTTATATCTAACGAATTTTTCTAATGGCTGTTCTCCATTTTCTACCATTAATCTCATAACTGTATTTCCATTGGATGCATCAATTAAATTTTGCGGTTGAATTAATTTAATTGCTTGTTCACCGACACTCGATTCAAATTGAAAACAAGAGAGTAATTCTCCTCTACATAGAATATCCCACATTTCTTTTGATTTAAAGTCTATAACGTCTGGATGTAGATATTTATTATATGTTTTCCTCAAACTACCTTGCCATTCAATTTTTTTATTTTTCACTAGCATTTCCATTGTCAATTGAAGCATTGATTCTGTTTTGGTATTTAGAAAATCATACTTTAGATTTGATACTTGTTCTGAGTCATGTAATTCATATGCGGATATTAATTCTCCACTTGGGCTTCTCATTACTGAATTATGCTTTGTGATTGGTTCATTCAGAATAATTACACCGCAATTGTGAACACCTAAACCATGTACAACATATGAATTGTCGTCTAAAACAGTCAAATTATACATTGTTTTAGGTTCCATTTTTCTTTTTAAATAAGATAGTCGTGTCCAAATATAACCATCTTCATAGAAACTTTTCTCTTTCTTTCTAGTATCTTTAGTAAACTTAATTTCATATTTTTCTTTTGATTCGACCTCTCTATCCTCGATATACTCAGTTTTTGGAGGTAATATACCAATAGTAGCATATCTATGAAATGCTTTATTAATTAGTTGCATTGTTCCAATAGCTAATTTTTTACTAATTGTTTTTATGGTATACGTATTATTTTCTGTTCGAAGGTGTCCGTCTGCACTTATATAACCTTCTAAAAATACTGCAACATAATCTCTTGGTAAATTAAATACGTCTTGATTAATATATTTGCCATATGCATATCTCCCAAATCCTTGAAGATAAGAATAGAGTTCTTTGTTTTGTATATGAACTTTATAAGTTGTTTTAACTTCCTCAACTCGATATTTGAAATTTAAATTATCCAAATATTGTGTTATTTCTTGCACTTCATTCTCATTAACTTTTGAACAACAAATAATGATTCTTCTTTCAACCCATTTATTTGTTTTTCTATTTTTTATTTTTTTCTCACGAGTGTAGTTTTCTGTCCATCCATCTCCAATATATCTTCCTATAATCCACCAAAAATCTTTACAATTAAAAGGTAGAGAGGTTAAATCATTTTCAGGAATAATGGATTCGTTATTAATAGGAATCCCTACATAGTCCTTGCCAATTGATAGTTCATATACCTGCTTCCATTTTGGTTTACTAAATATTTTTCCACCTTCGGTATCGCTTCTTTCTCTTACATAAAAAGGATGATCTTCTGTGACCTCTATAGGAAATGAAGATTTTGTTTTTAGAGTATACATTGAGCCTGCTGTTGTTTTAATTAAATCTATTACAGGTTTGAATCTGCGTTTATGTGTTAACACCTTATCTCCAATTTTTATATCTATAATCCTTTTTAGTCCTTCCGATGTTGAGACTAGCGACTCTTTATCAAAACAAGCGTGGGTAGACCTTTTATTAATTAATCCTTCAATTCCTAGAATAACGTTTAATAAATTTTTATCCGTATACTCGCTTACCATATTTCTAAATTCGGTTACTGCTTTTCTTCCATTGTCTGGATCTCCATAGAAACAATCATGAATGCTCCACACTTTTCCTCTTTCTATAGGCACTAAAGAACTTAGATATAATGCAACGTCATTGTTGATATGTAATCCTCTGCAAGCTGTTTGAATAGCTGATTTAGATGTTTCTGTTCCAAAGGTGCATACTCTTATCGCATCTCCACCGATACTTTGATAATACTTCACTATTTTATCCATTACTACATCTTTTTTATGAGAACTATAATCTATATCGATGTCAAAAATATCTGGTCTTTCTGCCGACATGAATCTCCAATGAGGCATTTCTACACCTTGTTCTAATGGATTTACTTGAGTAATGCCCAATAAATAATTTATAATATATCCATTAGCAGATCCCCTTCCAGGCCCAACAAATGATTCGGCTTCTTCCCAGATAATATCTACATTTTTTTGCATGGTATTTAGGTATGCTCCCATTGGCTGATGTTTTGCTTTGCTTGCTCCTGTGATTTCTTTACATTCAATATTAACTCTTTCTAATATATCGTCTAATTTTTCTTTTTTGATTCCTCTTTCTTCTATTCCTTTAAATGTTTGAGTAATCAAGAAAGTATGCTGACTCTCAATATCTTCATAAAGTTCTTTTATATATGGATACTTACTTAATATTTTTTGATTAACTGGATACCACTCTGATTTTTTAGGTAATTCCCTTAAGGGAATAATAGATTTTGCAAAAAAATCATATCCTACAACTTTATCAGCAACTTCTTTAGTGTTTAATATTGCTTTTTCAATATCCTCAGTTTCTAAATAATCCATATTCTTAAATATCTCATCTACGGTGAAGAAATGAGTTGTGCTATAAAACATATCTACTTCACGATTGTTGTTTAAATCATCTTCTGAGGTTAAGAATGCCTTATGAATTTCTCTATCTTTTGCTGTTAAATAATGTGCATCGGTTGTCACTATCCATTTTATATTATATGCCTTTGCTATTCTTACTGCCATTCTATTAAAATCTATCTGCTCTTGTTGTAGAGAGGGTTGCAATTCAATATAAAAATCTTCTCCAAATAAATCAAGACACCAATTTAAAAAATCATCTAATTCATCTTTTATTTGTTCTTGAATCTCTTCATTTTCTTCTTGTAACAGACTCAAAATCAAATGTGGCAACATTCCTCCAAGACAGGCACTTGATGCTATCAAATGCCCTTTATTTTTGCTTACAATGGATTCTATATCACTATAGAATGTAGGAACTCTTTCAACACCTTTATAACTGAATAATCTCGTCCATGCTCTAGTAGATAACTTTCTCATTTGCTCATGACCTTCATTATCCTTGGCTAAAATTAGAAAATGGTAGAACTTAGGTTTTTTATTTTGATCCTTCATTTCTTCATACATTATCTCTTCATCAACTAAATATATTTCATTTCCTAGAATTGGTTTAAAATCTTTATGTATTTTATCTTTAGATTTTAACTCTTTGACTGTATTAAGGAATTTTATGTGTCCAGAAAGTGCGTCATGATCCGTGAGTGCCATAGATCGATTTCCTAATCCATCAACATGAAGAATCATATCTTTAATCTTATTAACCGAATCACGAAAGCGTAAATTACTGTGCTCGTGATGCGTGTGTAGATGTACAAAATCTTCATCTAATATTGTCAATATTTATTGCTCCTTTCCTAATAAGTATACTACATAATAATATTTATTTCAATATTTAAAACTTAAAATCTTTTTCCTTACTAACGTTAAAATCAATAATCTCAATTTGAGGGAATTCGTTTCCATTCCGTTTATTCAATGTAAACTTTCCAATGATGTCTAACTTAACTTTATTATTCTTTTTAGATAATCCAGTATGATTTTTCATAATCATCTTATTATACAATGCCTCTCCTGCGAACATTTTTATAAATACAATTTTATTGCTACCTATTATTTTCTCGAATTTGATAATATTTCTCTTTTCTCCTAGCAATTGAATATCTTCTATCTTTAAATTTACATCTGTAATACAAAAAATTGGTTCTTTTAATGTGTTCCCCCAAATATCTGCCCATTGACCTACTTGAAGAATATGCTTCTCCTTTAATCTGCCAATAGGGATTTCATAATCCACCATATAAACGTCTTCAATATCTACATCTTTAAACATTTCATTTAATTTATCTTGTGTCTCTTGAATTTTACTCTCTTTAATTTGATGTCCTCCAGCATTAGGATGACCTCCTAACTTGATAAAAGTATCGACTTCTCTTAAGACATCCATGAAAGATACTACAGGGAATAAATCATAACTTCTAAAACTTCCTCCGAATACTGTTTCTTCTTCCTCATTTTTTAATTCATCTTTTTTCATTTGTTTCAAAATAATTATTGGACGTTTATAAATACTTGCTAATTTATTAGCAACCAATCCTGAAAAAGACTTTTCTAATACATTCGTAGCATTTACAATAATTACTTTATTATCATTCAATTTTTGTGTTTCAATTATTTCTGCTATATCTTCCATTGATTTTTTAACTAACTTATCCTGTCTTGCTTTAATATTAGTGGTTTCTCGAATCATACACTCTTGTAATGTTTGTATTATAATTTCTGGTTTAGGATCTGTCTTACATTTTCTTCTTGGTTGATATTCTTTTTTCTCTTCTTTGCCTAAGAATGCATTTATTAAATCTTTTCTTTCTTCAGCATTGCCTATTCTTGTAACTGCATTAACAAAAGGAGCAATCTTCCATCCGATAAATTTAAAATCAACGCTTTTATTATCTTCTATTTTATTTTTTACTAAGAATTGTTTCATAAATTCATTATTTATTGTTTTTAAACCTTCTATAGCTAAGTATCTTGTTTCATAATTTCTCAAATCCATAGAGTCTGCTATCATACCTATTGCTACTAAATCTAAATTGTTTTCAGCAAAATTAAATCTATACTTTTTATCATATTCTTTAATAAATTTATAAACTACTCCTGCACCAGATAATGTAGTATTGGGATATTGACCATCTTGGCAATTAATAACTACAGCATAAGGATTGATTTCTTCTATTTCGTGATGATCAAGAATTAGAATGTCTATGTCTCTTGTTTCTACTAGTTCTTTACATTGTTTAACATCTGACGAACCAGCGTCAGGAACAATCAATAAGTTAAATTCATATTCTTCAAGACTTTTCACTACAATTCCATGCATTTTCTTTTCGTTCATAGAATGTGTGATTATGATATTTGGATTAATATTCAAAATATAATTATTAATTATCGTACCTGATGTAGTGCCATCAACGTCCACATCAATTATAATATGTATTTTACTATTATTTTCAATGTGCCAATGAAGCATATCTAATCCTCTATTCATGTTTTTAAATAACATTCCATCATGTAAGAAAGATTCGCTTACATTTAACATTTCTTTTGGATTTTCCACACCTCTATTTTTCAATAAAATATCCAATAATTCATTCTCACTAATTAAGTCATATCCTTTGTTTAAGACTCGATATTTGATATTAACAACTCCTTTTATTTTATCATTTCTCTTAGTTCTTCTAAATCATCTATGTAATATCGTTCTTTATATAATTCTTCAAATGTTTCTTTTCCGAAATCTATTGGTGAGTCCTTGTATCCAATTCTAAAATTCCAACACACTATTATAGAAACATTGCAATATGGTATAAGCATTTCTGATATTTTTATTAATCCTTTTACATAATTCTCATACTCCTTCCACGCTTTGGAATTTCTATCTATATTTTCATCATCAATTAATTCTATTTGATATTGTTTATCAAAACATATTACCACTTCTTCTACTCCTAATGAAAGTAATAAATCTCTTTGATATAATGAAAACGACATGCCACACAGGGCAAGGCATATATTATTTTCTTGACCAAAATAACTGCCGTAAATCATTACTGATTTCTCGCTCTCGAATAGAATTGTTTTTTTTATTTTTCTGATATTTTCTTGGTTTTGATATATCCCATAAAGATTGAAAGCAATAGGATATCTATAAGTAAAATTTTCAATAGTCACAGGGATATATTTCTTGCCACTAGACACTTGATGCTTTAGGAAATTTCTTGCTCTAATGCCTACTAGATTCCCATTAATATCAAAGTGAGGTATTATACATTTAAATTGATTCATATAGAATTTTATTTGGAATATATTAGTAATATCGTCTGTAATTCCTTCTTTATACCATGACATAGGCATATAATCATTAAACATATTTAATATATATTTATTGTAAGAAGGTAGTTTTATTAATTGTTTTTCTTTTTTACGGAGATGAAGTTTTAAGAATTTCAAATCCTCATTTTCATATTCTTTCTTTTGCAATCCTTTTTTTTGTTTACTGAAATTGGTTACATTTTTAAATTTACAAAGATAAGCAAATGCCTCTTGAAAAATAATATTCTTGGTAGACATAATTAAATCAAAAAGACTCATTGAACCACATGAAGTATAACACTTAAAGATTTTACTATCTATATAATAATAAAGTTTATGACTCTTTCCTCCATGACATACGGTTGAAAAAAGCAATGCGTTGTCATTATTTTTGTCTTTTTGGGGACTCCCAGAACCTAAATCATTTAATATATTAATAACGTCTTCTGTTGTCACCAACTCCATTAATTCATCTCTGTCCACTATTAATCACTCGTTTCAATAACTTTATCTTCTAATTCAATTAATGTTTTATCTATAGATATTGGTTCATAATTTTTATTAGTGCAAAACAAATCAATAGTTTTCATATTTCCTAAGTTTTGATAGCACCATATTTTTACTTCTTCAGTAATCTCACCAAATCTATTTTTATATATTGTGTAACACATATTAGGAATTATTGTTTTATTTAACCCTTTTCCCTTTTGAATTAAAGGTTGAATAAAATCAAGTTCTTTTTTTGTGGGTGCAAATACTGTAATACCTACATCACATTTATTTGGTAGTGATCTAGCTCCCTTTACAGCCCTTTGATCTCTATAACCATCTGTTCTTGCTCCATCTGTTGTTTGTGTATATCCAAAAATAACAATATCATAGTCTGTTGCCAATGTTTTTGTTTCAGTGGAGAGATTTAATAATACCTGATCTTCTCTTGCAGGCATTCCTTTAGTGGATAGAACATATTCAGCAGTCAATGCTATGGTCAATTCAAGATAATCTATGGCTAAAGCGTCTAACCCTTCATTAATTTTGTATCTATCTACTGTGTTTTTTATACATGATAAATCATAATTAGGTTCATCCTCTAAAAATAACTTCGCTTCTTTAACGTATTCAATTGCCTTATCAACTCTTTTGTCTTCTTCTTCGGTTAAGGTATTCTTTTTGATTTTAAATTCCTCAACACCACTAACGAATGCCCACATCATAGGTTCTAATTCTTCATAAATTTTCATTTCTGTTCCTATGTATAACCCAACATTGTTTTGTCCATTAGGGTTTACAACGAAGTCCTCTTTATCAAAATCCCATAGATGAGAACAACATATCAAGAGCAATCTTTCTATGGCCGATCTCGTTTTTCCTTTGCCACTATCCCTAGTTTCAAGAAAAAACCCACCCTTTAATGCACCATAAGTTAGTGTATTTAGGTATTTGCTTTCTAGTCCATATCCATAGCAAGGGGATTCTTTCATTTTTATTCTTAATTCATCTGCATTATCTCCAGCTTTTCTTCGTTTTGTTGAATCTCTTATTAAAAACTTTTCTTTAACATTAAAATTTTTCCTATCAAAATATTGTTGAACCTCACTTAATGTCATAGATTCAAATTTTTCTTGTTGTTGCTTGATAATTATGTGGTCTATCTCATCCATATCTAAGATTCCAGATACGTCTGTGCCTTCACTCATATAACTTCTTAGTAGTGATAATTTTCTTAACTTATTATAATAATATTCATAATTTGTATTATTACCGTCCTCATATATCCCTGATAACCATTCAATATTTTTTTCGTTGTCAAAAATCATTTTATATGACTTAGGATCATTTGTGTTTAAGTATGTTTCTATATCCGCTATCTTTACTTCATTCAACCCTTGAAGAGATAAATTATATACACAAGTATGAATTAATTGGTGCAATCCATTTGGAAAATCGTCTTTATGTAATGCATATTTTTTATCTTTTAATAAATTTGGACTTTTCATTATACAACCCAATACTTGACAAGAGGTTCTTTTATCATGATATTTTTCAATTTGTTTCTTAGTTATCTTCACCCTGTTCCTCCTCCCAGTCAAAATTCAATGGCAAAGGATTTTTAGGAATTGACAATTTATCAGCAATTTTAGTTTTTATTTGAATTGATTTCTCTTCTCCTTTAAACTCTTCTGCTATATCTTGAAGATTAAACATTCTATTATAATGATTTTTTGCTTTATCATAGAAATAAGGTATGATTCCCAATCCAGTATCTTCCAACACCTCATTCTCTAATATTTTGTAATAATATTGTAAAGTATAATACATGCCAATATTAGTATATTCATAGTCTGCTCTATAATTTTTCATTTGTTGGAACATCATGCCTGTAGGTTTATCAATATTATATAATTTACATATGTATTCAAAAAGCAAATCCCAATCATTTTTATATAGAGCAGACTCTTCCTCTTTGATTTCCAAACAGGTTTTACAATATCTTTTTTGACTTTTAATAATTGTTTCTTCTTTCAGAAATGCTTCTTCACATATAGTACATTTTAATTTCTTAGGTGGTTTTTCCTTTATAACTTTTGTAACCATATAATCACCTCTACTTTAAATAGGGAGTAGATGAAACTACCCCCTATTTTATTTATGCTATTATTGAACTTCTTCTAATCTAGATTCAATGTCGTCTCTAATGCAAATTAGAGCTTCAAATTGCTTGGCAGTTGCTTCTCCTACTCTTCCATCTTTACCAAGATGCTCTTCCACGATTTGAACATAATCGTCTACTAAATCTAACTCATCCAATTTAGCATACATTTCTTTAATTTCCTCAACTACACTTTCAAATGTTTCTTCAACTTTTCCATAGATTTTTTGTTGCTCTTCAAAACTAACTCCAGTATAACCTTCTGCATCATTTTGCTTTTTTATACCATCGATAACTGTCTTCTCTAAGTTTTCTGCTGAAAATTCTTCAATATATGTATCCATATATGTAAATCTACTTCTAGCAAAATAATCATCTGCTTCAGCTAAATAAGCTGAAGAGGGAATAACCTTTCCTTTATCATCAATTCCATTAGATTCCAGATAACATACTATATCTGCATTATCTCTAATGGGTTTGATATTTCTTTCATCTCCTTCAATAACATATTGGTCTTTCTTTTTATCTAATTTTGCATGACCTAAAAAAACAATAGTATACCCTAAACTAATTATCCCATCAACCCAAGTCCAAACTAAATTGTCGTACTCTTCCCAACATCCATATCCACCATTAGCCTTACCAATTGAATCAACATCATATTTTGCACAAAGATAATTTTTAACATATGTTCCTATTCGTTCAATACCATCTACTACTACGGTAATTTGTTCGCCACTTTGCAATAGTTGAACAAAATCCTTACCAGCTAATTTTTTGCCATTTTTCTTCAAATCACTCCAATTTGCTGTTTTTAATGCGATAGCTCCATTAGTTGCATTGAGTCCTTTTTCAACTGGTAAGAAAATGGGATTTTTAAATTTTGCAGATTGAGAGGTTTTTCCTACGTTATTTCCACCATAGAGAACAACTTGAACATCACCTTTAAAGTTTTTTTGTAATAATTCTTGTAATTTATCTGATATTGCCATTAATAAATTCCTCCAATATTCTTATTATTAATATATTAACAAGAGAAGGGGATTTCTCCCCTATTGTTGATTAAAACTTGGGTCTTTCGCGCTTAGTAGTTTTTTCCCCACTTGCACTAGTATTTGATCCCTTATTACCCATACCTTTGCCTTTTTTATTATCTACAATTTCCTCATTCTTTTTCTCTTCGATTGCAACATCACGCTCAATCTTTGCCTGTTTAATCAATTCCATATCGAATTCTTTTTCTTCGTCTTCTTGGATATCTGCACCAACGACAACTAATTCATTAATATATTCTCTATGCTCTTCTACTTTTGCTCTACCCAAACCTCCTCCTTTTGTAGTTTTAGTAATGATAGATTTATAATTAATGTCTCCCCATACATTAAGTGTCATTCCTTCTTCAACTTGAGCAAGAATATCTTCTCCAAAATCAAATTCTTCACCATCATCATTTAAGATAATTCCTACAACAACTTCCATAGGAATAACCTTTCCACCATAAATGGGTGTCCATCCACTCACAATGGCTCTGCCAGTGGGTTCGTCTTGTTTTATTTCTTCTTTAACAGAAGTTACGAACATTTCAACATCAAATTTTGCTTTATAATCCTCTGGTTTTATTGAAGAATCTACTGTAATATTACCAAAACCTAAGTCAATATTCACCTTTGTTTTTACTTCCTCTGTTTCTTTAATCTTAAAAATATCTTCATTAAAACGAGGAGTGAATTCTTTCTGTCCTTGTATTCTTACCTTTGCCACATTTTCACGATCTTCATCATTTTTACACGATGCTAAAGTCAAGAAATCTTCATTGATTAGCTTTTGTAAAGTCTCAAATGATTTTTTTACCTTACCTTTTTTATTTTTTTCCGAAACAAAAACTTTAATTTCAATTTCTGAAAAATCACCAGTATTAATAACTAGAGATCCGTTGATATAATTTCCCTCTTTGTTTTTATTTAAATTCAATTTTTGTTCCTTAACTTCTCCAACCAGAGTAATGTCGTTAATCGCTTGTCGTAGTTCTGTATTGTTTTCATTGTTTTCCATATGTATTAATTCCTTCTTTCAATAATTTTATTTTATTACTTAATGCACATAATCTTTTAAAATATAATTGAAAGAAGGTGGACTTAATCCTCGTTTAATTGCTTTCCAACCTGTGCCAGAGTTCTTCAACCAATCAATCCTCTCTATAAAATATTATTTATTTTTAACCACTTAATAATTATAACATATTATTATTCAACATGTCAACAAATATTATTTATTACTTCAGACAAAACCAAACCAAATAAAATTCCACTTTCATAGGATAGAATATATAACATAATTATTTATGCTTATTTAATGACCACAAACCCTTATATAGCAACGGTTACAGGACTATTTTATTGATTTTTGCTTAAAATTAGAGTTTATAGTCATTTTAGGCATAATCCTATAAAATGAAAATTTCTTGAGGGTCTAATAATTGTTGATATTTTTGATTTTTGAAGATAATTCTTTCACAAAATCATTAATATTCATTTTTGAATCAATGGTAATATTAATTGTAATATTTTGTACAGTATTTCCAACTTCTAGTTCTTCTGCTTTCTCAACCTCTTCAACCCAATCCCATTCTTCTGGTTCTTCATTATTTACTACCTTACGCAAAACATTTGTGCAACTCCCATATTGTTTAATAGCAACAATATCATATTCTGTATCATGTTCATACTGATTATCAATAAGTGATATATCATCATTATAGTCAACTATTGAAGTTTGACCAGCAATTGAACCACAAACAATATTGCCTTTATTATAAAAAACTTTTACATTATTATCGTGCCTATCTAATAGAGCACACAAACCATTTCCTCTCATTTTGAAAAGCATTGAACTATTTAAATCAGATTTTTTCATTTTAACCATCATTCCCTTCAATTTCATCAATAGTATCCAAACATCTTCCACTTAGATTCATAATTTTTGCATTTTGCTCTTTTGATAATCCATTATCTTTGATTCCCAATACTAAATAATTTAAATGATTAGTGATTTCGCTTAATTCAAATACACTTAACATCTAAATCTAACTCCTCTCTACCACAATAAACAAATCTCCACAATCTTCCTTATGCAACCAATACAATTCTTCACTATCCAAATTCACTTGAATACGATAATGCAATGCAGTTTCTTCCATAATAACTCTATAAGTGTCTTTCTTAAATGAATTAAAATCTTTTAGAAATTTTACTTTTCTTATGATTATCACCTCCTTAATTATTTTCCAATTCTATGTATATTTAGTGCATTATACTTTTCAGAATACATATTTTTAACTTTGTCAGAAATTAATTTATCATTAAACATTTCTTTGCAAAACTTATTTAATTTTTCATAATATTCCATAAAGATTTTTAAATTTTTTATAAAGTCTTCGTCCATAGTTCGCCTCCTTAATAATATCATTAAACTTTAGTTATTTAAATGAATTTTGCTCAAAGTTTTCTAGTTCTTCTAAATCATCTAATCTCATAAGATCATCCATTTCAATCTCACAAACTAATTCACAAATTTCCTCAATATTTTCATCATTTGGAAACGCTAATTCAATTTGAGTATCTAATGATTTTTCTAAACTCCTTGCACCTCCCCTATCTTCATCCTCAATCATAGTACAAGTGAACTCTTGACCTCTAAAAGTTAAGATAGATTTTTCAACACGGTTTTCATAAATCTGAACAAACTTTGCCATTATTTATTACCTCCTTTGTTTTATATTTTACCGATAAAACTGAACTTTGAACTGATTATTGTGGAAGCATAATTTCAAATGTATTTTCCGCAATCTAAACACTCATATCTTGCATAACTATCATATCCATGATCTGCATCATCTAAAGACCTTATATTTTCTGATTTACAATTACAAAATACCGTATAACTCATAAAAGTTGCCATTATATTCCCTCCAATATATTTCTTTATTTATTTATTATCAACTAAACTCTATATAATTTCTCCAAAACAACAATTCACTACTACTTCTATAAGCAATTCTTTCCAAACTATCAGCACACCATTTACGATATGATTCCTCTGATTTAAACCTTGAATCAACTTTTCTCTTAGCTCTCTTAACCAATCCAACACCCTGCATATCGGGAATTCTTTGTGAATATTTCTTTAACTCAAAAATATCAAAATCTACTTCAATTAATCCTACAGACTGAGGTAGAAGATTAATAGGGATAGTGTTTACTGTACTTATTACATAACTCATTGCACTTGAACAACAAAATCCATTATTAAAATCACTTAAACTTGCTTTTGCTTCAATACCTTTCATATCATAATGATATTTGCCTCTACCATCTGAAATCTTTTTGAGTCCAACACAATCAATTATTTCTTTTCGTTTCTTACCAATATCTAAATCCCACATACCATGTACTTCAGTAGCCAACATTTTATAACCCCAACCGAAAAGTATGTATTTACTGATTTCTTTTAATAAGAAATGTGTTTCAGTTTCATTTTTTGGTCTGTTAAAACTCAATGAAAATTAATCACCTCAATTCACATCTAAAATATTTACTAATCTTCTTCCTTTACAATATCCCATAATTTCAAATCGTCACTATTTTTATCTTCATACGGAACAAATCCTATTACAATTTCATCATCAATAACATGTATGGGATTTTCAAAGTTATCAATATAATAACCATTTTCATCAATCCATCCATAACCAACAAAGTCTTTAAAATCTTCATGCCCTGAATGTATTGATTCATTTCCTACCCATATGTAAGGTGTCATAATTTTTAATTCTACATTATCTTTAAATCTTTTGTCTATAATCATACAGATATATTTATTTTTTGAATTATATATTGCTTCTTCTTTCTTGTCTTTCTCTATGCATTCTTCAATTGGAAATTTAGTTTGTATAGTTTTGAAAATGTCTGTAAAATTTGATATTTTCATAATTTATTCTCCTTTCTTTTAATTTTTTGACTCATAATAACTATAACATTTTTCTAAATATATGTCAACATATTTTTATATTTAACTCCGTTCCTCATTTCCTTTAATTTTTGCATATGCCTTTATACATCTTTTGCAAGTAACATTCTTATCTTGAATATTTTGAACATCTTCACCGACATATTGTAAACATAAACTCATATTAGATTTTAGATATGCAATATGGATTTTACCACCTTTGGTTGCTTGCGCTTTCTTTAAATTCATTTTATTACTCCTTTCTAATTATTTTCATTTAAATATGGTTCTAATATCTTTTCATAACTTTCTTTACATATTGAAAACGATTCACTAATAGACATAATTTTAGATATCGGGTAGTCTACATGAATAGTGTTACATTGTAAACAATAAAAACTAATTAATGTGCTTCTATATCCTCTGCTATTAGCACCTGATTCAAAACATTCTATTTCGCTTCCATTTTTAAACTCGATTTTAATTAAATATCACCTCTAATTAAAATTTATTTGGATGTAAGGGGAGATATTTGTTGCTCTCCCCTTATCCCTATTATTATTTTTTAGATTTTACCCCAGAAGATAATTTATTTAAACTATCTTGTAATTTCTTTGCATCATTCAGCACTAAACTCATAGATTGTTCATCTGAAAACCCTACATTAATATATGCATCATATTGATTCTTTCTAGCAGTTGCAGTAGTAGCAAAATATTCAGTATTATTCGCATAATCTTTATAGATGTTAAAGATTTCTTCAGCAATTCCATACAACAATGGTTTGTATTGATCTACCAATTCACTAACCATTGGTTTTGCTAATTTAGGATTTGACATTATCATTTCGATTAATTTATTAAACATTATTTATTACCTCTTTCTTTTTAAAAATTATTATTATTTTCCTGATGTATCAGTCATTGGTAAACTAATAATCTGATTTCCACCAACAACTTGAGGATATGCTCCATTCCATTTCAATACAGTTTGATATTTAACAAGTGTATCAGTTAAAGATGCTTGTAATAGATTATTAGCTTCTGCTTCACCTTTTGCTTTGATAACTGCTGCATCAGCTACCCCTTGAGCATCAACCCTTGCTTTATTTGCTGTAACTGTAGATTGTGATAATTCAATTTCCATTTGTTGAAGTTTTTGCTGTGCATCAACTTTTGCTTGAATTGCTTTCATAGTATCAGCATCAGGACGAATTTCTCCAAAACTAAACGTTTCGACCTCTAAACCAAATGGAGTTAATTCTTTAATCAATATATCATGAATTTTATTTTGTATTTCTGAACGTTTATTACCATATAAATCAAGAACGCTATAACTAGATGTAACAGATTGTGATGCTGTTTTGACTTGTTGCTTTAAATATCCTGATTGAATAGATTCAATATCTGCACCTTTGAAACGATTAAAAATAGCAGGTAATTTTTCTACATTCACATGATATGTAAAGTAAGCATCAACATTAACTGGCTTACCTTCCATTGTAGAGGTATTATATGAATCATCATTAGGTGAACCTTCAGTTGCACCTTTAGTTAACCACACTGTTTCTGTAGAAATTGGATATTCTCTTACGCTTTTCCAAGGTGCTACAATATGCCATCCTTGACTCAATGTAATATCTTCTAAACCACCAGATACATTATAAACAATTCCTGCATGACCAGGATTAATTTTTGTAGTAGATAAAGCAAAACCTGCGAGTAAAACAACTGCTGATACTCCAACTGTGATTAAACCTTTAGTGAATTTATTACCAAAAATATCTCCGATTTCAAAATTATTTCTCATTATTTTTAATCTCCTCTTTAATTTTATTTTCTACTTGTTCAACTTTCTGGCCTATTTTTGAGTATAATGGTATTGCTAAAAATAGTACTATGGCAACTATTGCAAGAATGAATATTACAAACATATATATCATCACCACCTTTCCTTAATCAAATAAGTACTACATTTCCGAGGTTTTAATCACATCCTCCACAATCACAACTTCCTGAGTCATAACCTCCACCAGAATCATATGAACTATGAGAACCACAGTCACAACTCCCTGAGTCATAACTTCCACCAGAATCATAAGAGCTATGCGAAGAACCACTATCATGACTATATGATTCATAAGAAGGCGTAGAATGATGATAAGAATGTTTATGATCATCTGACAAACTATCTATAACGTCAACTGCAATGACGGTGTTTAATAAATCTGATGTATTATTAGTATGATTATTACTTCTATAAATAGTTGTCGAACTTTTTAAGGGAGAAGGTGTTAGTCTTGTAGTTGAGTTTTGAATTGGATTGTATGTAGGAGTGTTTTGACTCTTGAATTCATATGGTTTACTTTTAGAGAAATTGACTTCCTTTTTAAACTCTTCATTTTTCTTTCTTTGAGAAGCAAACCATATAGAACTACCTACGCCTAAGACAATTAAACCCGAAATTACGATTGTAGATGTTAACATATTTTACACTTCCTTTTCAATTATTGAAAACTATTCACGTAATCTAATAATGTTTGATCTTGTTTCTTTAATCTGCTTTTATATGCTTCAATTCCAATTTGCCTTGTATACTCAATAATTTTTGATTTGGGTTCTCCTGATTTACCTTTATAAATAAAATCTTCAAGAAAGCTTTCTTCACCTTCTGGTTTTACCTCGATTGTTCCATATACTATTGTTCTACCATTAAAAGTTCTTTCAGTTTGTACTTTATCAATTTTGATTATTTTAACATCAATATCATCATACCTGCATGATACTACCATATTAGCACATCCTTTCTTATTTTACTTCAGCAACATAATTAATCTCTTCTATCTCTAAATTTCCATCATAATAATCTGTGGGATTATCCAATAACATTGCTTTTGCTACTTTAATGGCCATTATTTCATTATCTGCTTCGACTACTAAACTAGCACAATAACCTACTGCCATTTCGACTGCAAACTTTTTCATATTATTCTCCTTTTCTTTTTATTTATGGTACTAATTCAATATGGTCAATTTTTATATTAAAAAATCCTACAGTATTTACTTTAACTCTATCTCCATTTTTAGGATTAAGTTTGACTATCTCTTCAATTCCTTTTTCTGTGAAGTCCCAATCTCTAAGCAACCAACTATAATTAGCATATTGATTGGCTACACCTTCTGTAAATACGACCTTAACTCCATCATATTGATTTATTCTAGTTACATTCGTACCCTTACCACCACAACCAGTTAAACCAATTGATAAAATAATTGGCAATATTATATAGGTAAGTTTCTTCATATTACTCTCCTTTCCCAATAAATCTTAAATTTATTTGTCTAGACTATTCACTACCTCCCCATATACTTTCTTCTCTTCTTTTGCTTTTTATAAACACAATCAATTATGTATCCTCTAATATCTTTCTCTTTTGCTTTAGTTTTTCTAACTACTTCTTTATCTGCTTCCTTTTAAAATATGCTAATATTATTTCAGCCATTAAACTACCTCGATATAATAAATACTGTTGTTGGTATAAATTATATATTGCTTTTCATGAATATCTACATTAGTCACTCTTGAAGTAGTAATTGGGCCTTTAGCAGTTAACATGACCACACTTCTACCAATCAATATATCTTCACCAAATTCAACTGACAAATTAATAAAATTACTATGTTTATCATTGCCTAAAGAATCAGTAACTTTATTAATAACACCTTTTACTGTCAAAACTTTTCCATTTACCACATTCCCTTCTTCGTCAACATAAATCCTATATAATGGAGTTCCATTGATTCCATACCAACTGCCATTAAGATTTTCTCTTTCTTCTAAAGTTAATGACCTGCAATCTGACTTGTTAAATTTTACATTAATAAATCCATAACCTTCTTCAAAGTTTCCTATGTAATATGTATCATCTTCTGAATGGATTCTAATTTTGTCATCACATTTTCTACTAATATCACCTGTTTTATGTATTGCAGGGCTATTTGCTTTAAGCATCATGATTTTGTTCATATTATTCAATTAATAATCTTCCTCTCTTTCATTATATATTTATTTTTGCATTTAGTCAAGCTTTAATTCTCTTGAATTATTGTCGATTCCTAATTGCTCATTCAGTTTATTGTATTTCTTCATATCCTTTATAAACCAAGAGGTATCTGTTCCGATGTAATTCTTAATCCATAAGACGCAACCTTCACTTACTAGAAAGGTAAGGCATCCGTAGAGGCATAATTCTTGTGAACCTAATTTTACCTTCTTGGAGAGATGATAATTTCTAGTTAATTTTCTTTGAACCATTTCATATGTGAGTAGTTTATTGCCTTTAACTTTGTTTGTGTAGCAATCATAAACATGATCATGTAATTCTAAAATTTCCATATTTAATTACCTTTCCTCTCAGTAATTTTATAATCATTAAGATTAACAATTGGATTATTATTTCTGTAATTCCCTATTAAATCCAATCTTGTAATAACGTGTCGCTCTTCCATCTGTAAAGCGAAACTCTGATAATCTACACCGATATCATATTTTGTACCACATAAAGGGCATTCTAAATACATTTCTTGATCTGCATCAGAGTCTATGTATTCTAAAGTCCCATCATCTTTTATATTGAATTTTTGATAATGATGTTCGGTAACATTTAGTTGCAAGTCAAGGTCTTCTACATCCTCATCTTCACCTCGGAGTAAACATAATTCACATTTCATTAATTATTTTCCTCCTCTTGTTTTCTTAACCAGTTTCCAATATCACTACAAAAAGTATTTCCACTTTGTTGACAATCTTTAATTAATGAACATGAGCAACATTCTAGCATAATAATTCCTTCACGAATAATTTGAAGATGTTTGTTTGTTAATCCATCTTTTATCATTTTGTACACCAATTATTTTTAATATTTCTATTTCTTAGGAACGCTACAACTCCAAACCCCAATGTAATTTTAAATTGAGTTAATGCCCAAGCATAATCTCCATTAAAATAATTAAAGATAGATGCAAACACCATTAAACCTACTCCAAATGTTAAAAATAAATCAATCTTTTTCATAATAAATCACTCCTTATTTTAATTTTTAAATACAAGCAAATACTGCATTCATCCTATTCTGGCTTCTTCATAAACAAACGCCTTACAAAGAATGCATTTCTATATTCATCTCTATAATCTCTAATTTCTTGTTGTTTAACATATCTTTTGTCACTCTGCTCTTTTTTAATTAAATACTCTTCTCTTTTTGCAATTGCTACTTTTAGTGATTCTTCTAATTCTTCTATTTCACTCAAAACCACATCTGTAAGATAAACCATAACATTATCTGTTCCTCGTAATACACTTTCCACTTTTATAATTTTATCTTCTTTTGTTAAGTAGAATTGATCTCCACTATCAAGAGGAGGTGTATCTAACTCTGTTTCTAAAATTGTTTCATAATTTACTATTGATCTGGTAAGAATTACATATGGAATTTTAGCATCTTTGTATAAATATGATTCAAATTCATATACCTTTTTAACATGTTTTCCTTTAAAAATACTTTTCATTAATTATTACCTCTTTCATATTTTATTTTTCAATATAGGATAAAATGGAATTTTGCTAGTATTATTCTTCTGTCTTATCTCTATTTAACCAATCACAATATTTTTGACATTCTTCTTTGGTTTTAAATCCAATCTTCGTACTATATTCTTTGGCTTCATGCAGTTCTATAGCAACATCATTAAATTCATCTACTATCTGACAAAGTCTAAATTCATTATAACCATACTCGTCTCTATAAGAAGAATTTTTTGATGGAATATAACTTTTTGATATATAAAAACTTCTATCTGACTGATATCTGCCATCTCTTTTATTAAATTTTATTAAAGATAGCTCTGAAATTTCTGGAATATATCTATGTACTAAATTACTACAATCACAATTTGTTTCTGTTGTTTTCCCATTTGAAAAGTTGGCAACTAATTTACGTTCATCATTACACAAGGCACATTTATCTTGACGGAATCCCTTACTATCAGCAAACCATACTTCTGATTTTTCTATGTAATCTTTTAAAGTGTCTCCTATATTGCTTTCGTAAAATTCCTTTTCTACTTCTCTTTTGAGATTATCTTCCTTGTATTTTATATCTCTTTCCTTATTATTTAATTCAGACTCTCGTTTTTTATATTCCTCATTTTTGATCCTAAGTTCAACATTTTCTTTATTAAGACGTTCAATTTCTTCACGTATATTTGGCAATAAATGTTCTCTGCATTTGTCTTTAAATTCTTCAACTAACTGATCTACTTCGCTTGGTTCATAGTAATTCTCAAATTCATCGTCACACATTTATTTATTCTCCCCTTTATTTATTTTTATATTCAAATTGACTTTTTATTCTAGAACCAAGTTCTTATAATTTATATACCATTTATCACAACATTCTTCACAATTGATTATGTTGCAATTTACACAAGTTATTAAACTCACTTCGTTATATTTTAAGGTATCATTCATATATCTCTGTGCATCCTCTAATGGCATCTTATATTCTTTAGCAAGTTCTTTAACTACATTGTCATTTATTGAATAACCTTTCATTGTGATCTAACCTCCCTCCTAATCTACATTTGTTCCAATGCAATTTGGAATTACTTCACATTCATTCATAATCTTTCTCCAAGAAGTCTTTTCTCCTTCATCCTCAAATTCAATGTCCAATGTTTCACTATCAACTAAACTAATAGTAAAACCATATTCAAATTGTGATTCATCTTCTCCACAATAATCATGAACAAAATAATCTATTGCTTGAACAAGATTGTTTGCTAAAATCCAATGCTCATAATCGCCATCATTGAATTTATATAATTTTAATTCTTCCATCTTTACATCTTCCTTTCTTATATTGTTTTATAATCTAATCGTATGCCTAATTGACAAAATGGACATTTATCATACTCATGAAAAATACTATGTATTACACAATATTGAAATCCAACTTCTGGTGCAAATTTCACAAATGCCTCAATTAAATCATCAATATCATCTTTGCTAATTTTTGCTATCATTTTCTTGATAGTCATTTTAGAATAACCCTCAAAATTAACAGCGTCAAATGCTAAATCATCATGCATATATTTTGCTACAAATTCTAATGGAGTTTGGAAGCTTAATTCTATAATCTTTTTCATTAATTAAACACTCTCCTCAATTTAAATAATCAAACCTCTACAGCATCACAAAATACTCTCCATACTTTTCTACCACCACGAGTTACTTCCCTAAGACCTTTATAATTTTCGCAAGTTGGCACACCCCAAGAGTAATTAGAATTTACACAAGTGCATACCATAACTTTTTCTTTAAAATTCATATCAATAGAATCTTCATGTTGTCCTAATTTTCTCTTTATTGGACATTCTTCAAGCAATACATTAGCAGATATATAACCTGTACTTGATACACAACATCCACAAGGTTCAACTTCTTTTCCTTTAATAGCACTTTTTATAAGTTTTATTTGCTCTAGTTCAAAACCATTTCCAGTTGATTTGTCAGGTGGGAAAGCAATCCATATTTTATTATTGATTTCTCGTTTTGTCATTACGTAACCTTTCTTTTTATAAAACTCTGAAGATTGATCAATGATTTCTACTTTATCTCCTTCTCGATATTTCATGATTAATTAACCTCCTTTTCTTTTAAGAAAAATTTCAATATCTTCTTCTAAGTCTTTTCTCTTATCTTTTGTAGATATTATTTCCAAGGTGTTTCTCATTTCATCTACGCTCCATAAATTAAAATGGAATTTGGCATTATCTTTATTCTTTTCTCTAATGATTCTATATGGCGGTTTATCTTCTATGTAATCCTTATAACCATCAGTTAGCCACCAAATTATTTTATTATATCTTTCTTCAGAAAAGAATTTTTGTCGCCTATACCATTCCTCCATATCTGAATCATGCTTACGACTATTGCAACTTTTGCACGCAGGTAGGGCGTTTCTTAAGTCATTATAGCCCTTATCATCAGAATGTTCTTTATGAAAATTCATAATTATGTATTTTCCCATTCTTTTTACAATATGTTGTTTATAAGGTAGACCACAATAAGCACAAGTATTATCAAATACTTTTAAGCAACTTCTCCATTCGGCTTCTGTAATATCATGTTGTCGATGATTTTGTTGATATAATTTATGTTTTTCAGGATATTTTTTATAATATTGTATTTCGTATTCTCTTTTATGATCATGATCTTGAACTTCTGCTCTCCATTGTTTTATATCGCTTATACATTTATCTATGTGTTCAGCTCTATAAGTAATAGCGTATTCTTTCATTCTTTCAGGACTTTTTGCATATCTATCTACGGATGCTTTTGTGCCACATTTTCGGCATCTTGGAGTAAATCCCAAGTTCGGCTTCTTTTTATTTATCATATAAAAATTATTTAGATTATCTTCTTTCCATTCCTTACATTGAGAACATTGTTTTTCCACAATACCATTAATAATCCTTCTTATTAACCAATAATTATATTTATTTCTTTCTTCTCTTGTCAAAATCAATTTCCTTTCTTTATTTTTTTTATATTTATATAATAACATGTGTAAGACATTATGTCAAATATTTATTTTACCATTTATACAACTCCTTCATTGATCTTCTTACCTAATTTACTAGCAGTTCTAATACTCTCATCATCTTCTAAACAAGCATCGAATTTACCTTCAATGGCTTGTGCTTCTGCCATTTTACGTTGATATCTCTTAATAATTCCATTCTCACAACTATTTTCATAATAAAGATGATAAATCCTATTTTCTAGTGTGCTATTAGCCCTATAACCACGCCTATTGCTCTGAGCAACAGTTTCATAATGATACGATGGCATAAAATTTATAAAACTGGATAAGTATGTAAGATTCAGCCCGACTTCCACTAATTTTGCATTCGTAATTAATACCTGAAAATCATCTTTCTTCTTGTCTAATAATTCCTTTCTGTCATAAGTAGCGGTCGAAGTTTTTAACGTAAAACACCGAATCTTATTTTTTGTTAATAAAGATTCAATCCTTTTTGCAATAGTATTGCCTTGCATATATTCCCCACCGTTGTTAAAGTCAACATATACGCAACATTTTCTTCCTTCGGAAACTTCTTGTAAAACAATATCTAATAATTTTTGTTCTTTTGGTAAAATACAATCATTAATACATTTAGGTTGAACTTCTTTATAACTTTCATCACCTCGATTAATAGGAATAGAATTCCAATCAAAAGGATTATTAATATAATGCTTGATTATACTATCTTCATACATTTTAGCATTGAAAGCATTTGCTGACTTAATTTCTCCCCATAAATGCCGCTCTAAGCGTTCCATTTCATCTGTTTGACTGATAGGTACATAAAACTCATTTAAGTCAGGCAAATCCTTTCCTAGATCGTCTAAAGTGGCAAAAATATAGTTCTCAACTAAGTATTTAGCAAAGCAAATTGGATTCACGCCTTCTATCTCTTTGAACTCGCTATCTTTAATTTCACTACGACCTGAACGATAATATTCTCCATCTTTCTTTTTAGAGACCGCCATTAATGTTCCATAAGTCTTAATAAATTTCTCCATTTCCATAACATCATTTGCTTTGAGTTTATTTGGTATTAATCCTAATAATAGGCTGTGAAAACTTGAACTATATCCTGAATTTGAACTACCGGAAAGCAACATTATCTTCTTAGCATAATTAAATAGTGTCCTTGTGGAATTACCGATAATCGATTCTCCATTTCTGTTCTGATGCGCTTCGTCGATCCCGACAGAATCAAAATTAATATTTTTAGTTTTAATAAATCTAATCAAACTACTCTTTTTAGTTTTATCATATGTAGATTGCCATAAAACTGCATTACAATTTGAACATTTGTAATTACTTTTCTTTGGATTGCCTTCAAAATCTTTTGCAGTAAAAAACACATCTTCCTTTTTCCTTAATTCATTTTGCAAAGGTCTGCCACAATCAGGGCAACATGCTATGGTTATTTTTTCAGTGACTTCATCTATGCTATGATAATAACGACCATGTTCTACTTCTTTTCTATGTTTTATTTCCATAGTTCTAATATTAATTCCAGATACACGTTTTGCATCAAGTTTAAATGTTTCTTTACCAACTAGGAAATATGTAGGTTTATCAAATTGCAATTGAGTTTTATTATAAATTTTAATAAATTCTGAAGTTTTCTTAATTGTAAAAATATTAATTTTATCTCCTATGCTATTTTCAATTTCATCTTTCCACTGAGACAGTGTAATTGCAGGAGCCATAATCAAAGTAACATAAGTTTTCTTGTTTTGATATAAATGACAATGATTTATTTTTGCTGTACTCAAACTCTTACCAAAACCTTGAGTACAAGCTAAATAAACAAATCTACTTCTTTTTAAAACCTCTAACCCTGCCTGAATAATTGGAACTTGACCATCAAATGGCTTCATCTTTCCTTCAAACATTTTCTGATTAATATTCTTAGGATCAAACAAAACTCTTACATTCTGTTTCAATCTTTCTTTAATTTTATCTAAGAATGCGAATATATAGTCTTCTATATCTTCAATTTTACTCCAATCAAAATCTTCTGCATATCCTTCTAATGTCAAAGCATTTAAACTCTGTTTAAACCAAGTTACATTAATCTTAAATACCTTTAAATCAGTATACATAGGATTATTAGTATAAACAGTACATTCACTAACACATCCATAATTACTATAATTACTTTTATATTTAGCATTTGTTTCGTCATCTTTGTCTAAAATCATTTTAACAATTTCACTTGTAACTGGTAAATAATGAATATTCCTTAAATATTTTGTAAGGATATCATTTTTATCTTCATTATTCCAATTAATACAATAATCATTTATTTTAGTATTGTAAATAATTGTATGTGTTAAATCGTTTTCCATTCTGTCTGACTTATAGCGATAATGATTTTCTCTACCATACAATGTTTGTTCAAAGAATATATCTTCTCTATCTCTTAAAGTAATATGATAAGAATGAGAGATTAAATCACTACATATTTTTCTGTTCTTGATATGTAAATCACATAGAGAAATTAATATTGGTTCATTTGAATCAAGAATTACTAAATCAGCATTACAATTTATCGTATTTTTATCTGTTGTTCTAAGGTATGGTATCATTCACTATCTCCTAACTCTTTTATAATCAATTTACCATTATCAGAACATAATATGTTTAAGTATGGTAAGCTCATTTTAATAATCTTTGTCTCAGTATAACTATCACCATTCTCATCATTATATTTACTTACTTCTTTCTTCTCAATAGATTTAGCACCACCAATTGCTACATGTCTACCAGTACCATCTTCTAATGATATTTCTCCATTAATCATTCCAGATGCTAGAAGATTACTAATTTCACCTAATTTCAATGGTTTAGGAACAACTAATTTTTCTTCACCTAAATCTTTTAATTCAGTAATTCCTTTTACCCATTTCCATATTGAATCATTTTTACTAATATGAGTAGTAGGTGCTTCGATATATTTATTATTTTCTTTTGCTGTATCATAGTCGATGTATGGATAATTAATTGATTGATAAGTATTATATTGTGATAGTTTAAATTCTGGCTCGGATTCGATTATTACTTTTACATCATTGTATTGCTTTTGGAAATCCATTGCTTGCATAGTATTTGATAAGTCATAGGGGAATCGTTTCAGGTGGGCAATGAATATATATTGCTTAAACTTAGCATATTCCTCTGGATTAGTTTTATAGATTGAGTTTTTAAGTATATCAAAGTTTTTAGATAAGATGTCTAATGAATCAAGAAAATCATCTTTGCGAATTACGCAGACGATGTAACCTGTTTTGTAGTCTTTTGATGTTGAGGGGTTGTAGATAATTTGTCTTTCTAAAATAAGGTTTAAATAGTGCTTGACATTTCTTATTCCGTTTGTACTTCCATATGGACAATTGTAAAGCATGAGAGAAATTGAGTTTTTGGGCATCCTTAATTCTTCAAATGATTTATTATATGAATCATCAATATTAATGTTTTTCTCAATTTCTTTATGTCGATTTTCTTCTAATTCATTAGAAACCAATAAAAAGTCATTGCTATTGTTTTTCTTAGGGATAAAAGATTTTAAACTATCAAGCCATAAACCTTCTCCAGCAAAAAGATCAGCAACAACTATTGGAAACTGATTCCCATGTCCCAATGTAAACTCACAATATTGCTTAATTTTATCATAATCTTTATCATTCAACCATTTATCGTAATAGCAGTAGTCTATAGGTACTTGGTTGTCGAGTGATTTCATTGCTATTTCTTGATATAAACCTTGCTCTGTGTAATATTCTTTCAGATAACTCTTCTTATAATAGTCAATATCAATTCTGCCTAATAATCCTAGCAAACGATATGTCTCCCAAGTTTCCGTTGGGAAAAAATTGAGCTTGCTATCCCCGATTAGTGAACTTCCCATATGTATCAACTCATTTCTTATTTTGTAATTCTACAATAATTATATCTTAGTTATTGTAGAATTACAAGTTTTAATTCAATTTTACTTTTACTTTGCTACATATTCAACTATTTCATAATGCTCAGGATAATTAGTTATTCTTTTCAATTGCTTTTTAGCATCATTTATACTCATATAAAAAACTGTGATACCACATACGCTCTGATAAGGTTCAAACTTTCCAGATATCTCATTATGATAATAAATTACATACAGTGGCATATATTCTTTATTCATTATTATACTCCTTTCTAAAGTCCCAGAAAATTTGAGATTTATTTGGTTAGTGTTTTTAAAACCTCTCTTGCATCGTTTAATAATCCATAAGGATCAATACTTAATGCTATAAAAACATCAGGAAAAACTTCTTCAATAAATTTAAGTGCTGTTAACATTTCCTTGTAAGATAATATTAAATTTTCATACAAATCATCACTGATTAAAGTACAATCTAAAATCTTTTTCATTCCATCATACTCCTCTTTTAATCAATATCTTCTAAATCCAACGTCTGTCCTGCAAACTCATGAAAACAATCTGATAAATATTGAATTTTCCCTTCTGTTACAAAACTATGACATCTAGATTCAGGTCTACTATTGTTTATTAACATGGAAGGAGTAAATGTTGGTTTTTCATAATCTCCATTAAAATTCCATCTAATATCAAAAACATGATGACATTTACAACCTGGACAATATATTAAATACCCTCCATGATTACCTTGTGAAGTTAATATTACTTCTGTTTTTGCCAATTTATTTTCCTCCTTAAACCCATTCAAATTCTTTTTTCATGCTATTTAACATTTTCATTAATATCTTTAATTATATCTTTGATAATAGTAATTTTTGCCAATGATCTACTCCTATTATCCCCTGACAAGTAATTTTGATTTTCATATTCTAAAGTTTCAACTGCTAATAAAATTGCAAGACTAGATTTTAGATTATTTTTTGTATGTAAATCCATTAAATTTCCTTCTTTCTTTAAAATAATTTAGTAGGTTCTGGATCTGTAACCCAAATAATTTTTGCTCCACAATGAGGACAATAATTATGTATATAATTCCATGCTGCTTTAATTTGGTTATATTTGCAATTAGGGCAATCAAATTGCATTGATTTCTTTGCATTTACAACGCTCATATTTTTATTTGTAATAACAATCTCCATTTCTCACATACCTCTTTATTGTTTATAAAATTTAACTGCCTCAGCATTGCCTTTTAATACTTGGATAGCATCTTTGAATCTTATTATAAAACCTTGTTTAATAGGTCTAGCGATCACCCATTTACCATCAATTTCAGTTGTTATTTCATGTAAAGTATCTACATTATACATCTAATTTTCTCCTCCTTTCCCTCTAGTAATTCAGTTTTTTATTTTACTTTTTAAATAATCTTCTCTGAAAATCTCATACATTTTCCAGTCATAGTATTGTCCATCAAAAAGTTTAGTATCTTGTTTATAAGTGCCTACAATTCTTCCTCCAAATTTAAGGCAAATTCTATCATAAGCTTTTTCAATTGGATTGCCTACTACAACACCAAATTTTAATTTTCTAAAGTTAAACTTCTCAAAAATATTTTGAAGAAATCGTTTTAAATCTTTGGAAAATAATAAATTTTTATCTTCGAAATTTATTACTCTTAAACTATAAGCAAAATTAGCGTCTCTGTCTATTGTATAACCCATATATCCAATTATTTTCCTATCATGTATACTAACAAATTCATGTCCATTCCATGTGCTTTCATATGGTTTATACTTATCCATATATGAACTTCCGAGATAAAATTTATATTTATCATTGAACATTATATTGGCAAATAAATTTTGTAACTCCTGTTCATATTTCCCCGCTACATCTAACATATTTTCTCCTTTCTTAAAGCAAATAAATGGTTAATTTTAAACCCAATCTTTTCGGATTTCTACTTCATGTTCATTCCAAGAATCTACGTCAAAACAAAATTTATAATCATATAAGCTATGACCCAAACTTTCAATAATATCATTAACTTCAATACAAATTGTATTAGTAAACATTATAACTTCAGATCCACCTTCATCAAAATGACCATCCCCTACGATTCTCACAAAACTATCTAAATCACTAAAATGAATATGAACAAAAGCAATTACTTCTCCAAAACGAATATCTGAATATAATCCTGTTTCATTTTCTTTTAGAAAATCATATAACTCTGGATTTACATTCTTCATTGTATTTTTCTCCTTTTTAATCATAATTAAAATCAATATTAATATTTAGTAAACTTTCTGCTTCTTCATCCATCCCTGCCAACTTTAACATCTCGTGTTTTAAATAAATCCATTCCCCATGTTGTCTATAAATTCTTTGTGTTTTATCTCTTTCAATCACTGGATTATTATTTTTCTTTCTTCTTATTTCACATTCACCTTCATCAGCATAAATAATTTTAATTTTATCCGTCTCTATTACATTTACTAGATTATTATAACTCAATACACCGCAACAAAAATCTAGTTTCTGAACAGTATTTTCTTTTTGATTCTTAATAATCTTATTTATTAAATTGTTAACATCCATAAAATAAACTCCTTTCTAACCTATGAAAGATTCGTTTTATCTTATATTGTGCTTTCTAAAAGTGGCTTATATCAACGTTTTCTAGAAAGCACAATACTATATTTTACTTAAAACTTTCTTAACTCTTCTAATTTTCTTTTCTTCATCTTAATTACTTTTTCATCAGCTCTAATATCTGCTTTTAGAAATGCAATATCGTATCCTCTTTGAGCATCATATTTATCTTGAGGCAATGGTTTAGACGCACCCTGAGATCCATCAGGAAGCTCTACAAGAGTTAATAATCCTTTTCTAGTAGTCTTGATACCATCGACAATTTCAATCGTCATAAACTCAATTTCTTGTTTGGCGACAGATTTAACAGATTCAAAATATGCAAAGAAATCATTTTCAGATAAACCAAATCCCATCATTCCATTTTTACACATTACAACTGAATCTACAATTTCAGTTACCTCAAATTCTGTACCGATATAATTAAATCGTGGTAACTCCTTAATTTGTTTTACCCTCATACCTACTTCAATTTTATTAATATTTTTTAACATGCTATTTCCTCTTTTCTTTTATTATAAATTTTATTTAATTTTTCATTGTACTTATTAATAACACCTTGTTCCTCTTTGGTTACGTCTCTATTAAATTTTCCTCTGGCCTGAACCACTTTATAATTTTTAATTTCTAATGTAATTAAACTCCTTTCAATATTTTTTTTATCCCTTAAGAATAAAATATGCGTTTTACCATCAATGACATTTTGTATATAACTTGCTACACAATGATTTTGCTGTACTGCCTCGTCTTTAATATCTTGTGTAGTTTTAGGATAAACAATTTTAAACTTATCATATGTATGCTCTAATTTTAGATCAATAACTTTTTTAAAATCTTCTTCTACGAACTTTTGTATTAAACGAGTATAATTTCTTGTGGCAATCTTATGAGTTGTTAAAAAATTCTTTGGATACTTTTCATATTTTGGACTTATTTTGCTCATCATGTTGCAATAATCCAATAACTCACCAACCACTGAATGGAAGTTATCTAAAGCCTCGAATGTCATTAAATTATCTATGTATTGTAATAACGATGTTGGTTTGTAATTATGTGTCTTTATTAATTGATCGAATTTGTTTTTACCATATTCATTTGAATACAATATATCTTGAATGTTCATTTTGTTTATAGTTGTAAATTCATAATTTAATAAGTTAGAAAATAAATCTGGACTTAATTTATAGGAATCTATTAAATCGTTATTTAATTCAATATCATGCGTTTTACATAATTTAATTAGGTTTTTTGGAATTTCAGTTAATTTGTATCTAATTTTAGGATCAAGTTTTTTCAACCCACATGCAAAATATTGTTCAAGATATTTATAATTCTCAATTTTAGATAAGAAACTACCTATATTTGTAATGCGATCTACCCTGCTGCCGTAATGATATTTTTCCGAATGTGATTTATTGATAAAATTTCTATCCAGAAAATTTAAGAAATTACTATAATTTTTATCCTGAAATGAATTGATAACTTGTAGTAAATCATTTCCTCTAAGTTGTGTGCGAATATCTTTTACTGGTTTTCCAAGTTTTCCAATAGTTTCGCCTGTTGATAAATTATATTTAACATTTTTCCCATCATCAAGATAAAATACAAGATATTGATTTTCTTTACATGAAGTTAACATGATTTCCTCCTGTCTATTTTATTCAATTCAATATAGCATCAAATATAGTCTTTAAATTATTTCTAAAAATAAAGGTGTAATACATTTTATTTTTAACTCTATATATTACACCTCAACTAAAATTAAAAATCTAAACCAATTCTACTGTAACTCTAATCTGATATACAAATAATTTTTCAGAATAATTATTTTTAAATTGTACATTAAAATCCAATGCATCCTTATAAGAATCAAACATTCTTGACTTCATTGGATCTGAAATTAAAACTTTACTACTATGATGATTGATAAACGCTTTACCTGACTCATTTCCAAGAACAAAAAATGACTTAATATAACCGTTTGACGTTGGAATGGTTGTCATAATATATCTTATCTCCCTTCTCTTGAAGTTTGTTGATAAGATATATTATTTCTTTATTTAGTGTTTATTATACCCCTTTTCTATGTAGAAAATCAAGATTTATTTCCTTGGACTTTTACACCAATTCATAATTTTTCCTTTCTCAAATATTATTTACCCTGTTTTTCTTCACATTCATCTTCAAATGCACAACCATTACATAACCATGATTTACATTTATCACAAAAACAAGATTCTGAAGTTAATGTATTGCCACAAATATCACATTGAAAATCGTTTGGATCGTTCATTTTATATTTCTCCTTTCATAAGACAGAGTGTATCTTTTCTGGGAGGATTATTTAACACCCTCCCTTTATTCTAATTACAAATTCTTCATAATTTCATCAATTTCAAGTTCAACTTTCTTTTCATTAGAAAGTAATTGATGTAATTTAGATTCCATAACCTTTAGTTTATTTTCTTCTTCTTTGCGACTCACAAAATCAAGTTTAGATTTAATATCTGCAATCCAATCTACAATATGATAACCAGAGATAACAAAATCAATTTCTAATTCTTTAGCAGATATTGCATATGAATTAAGTTTAACTAATAGATAAGTTAATTGTTCTTTATTAAGAACTTGGATATTAGTTCTTACCCCATCTAATTCAATTGAACTATTTGTAATAGGTGAAAACTTTTGAGATTTGATTAACTTTGCTTTCTTTTCTTCAATTTGTTTCTTTAATTCCATAATTTTTGAATCGTTTGTTTCATTTGCCATTTTTATTTCCACTCCTTAATTAATTCTTTATTTTGATTATATGTTACTAGGTATTTTGGATTTAGTTTATTGAATATTTGCTCTGGAGAAGCAGACCCCATTATTTTCTCATCTCTACGTCTTTTATTCGTAGTATAAACATCATAAGTATAATTTTTTTGATCTTTATTATAATTATAATGCCAACTATAGTCACTGTATCTTTTGATTTGATATTTTACATATTTGTTGTCTATTTGAGTAAAATATTTATGTCTCCAATAAGCATTTTCTTTTAAATTTGCTTTAAATTCTTCCAATGTGTAATCCAAATAAGTATCATATTTAGGTTCTCTAGCAGAATATTTACTATCTTTTAATAATTCATCCATCAAATCAGCGTAATCTTCTACACAAATTTCATCTATAATATCAATTATATTCCCTGATAAAGATTTTATAGATACAATTTTATTCCAACTTACGTTTCTATTATAAAAGAAATAAGTTTTTGTTTCTTTGCCATCGTCATTATTTTCATAAAATCTACCCAAATAAATTAATTCATTATTGGAATTAGATTTATATGTACCACCTAAAATTAAATTCTTTCCATCAAATTTCTTTCTCTCGTGTCTTAAATTGTTCAGATCACTTAATTCTTTATAGTCAGGTGATTCTACAGGTATTAAAATTAAATCTTTCCCATCCCAACCATAAACAAAATCACCTTCTAATCCCTTTCCTTTGATTGAACTAGCATTTTCAAGTATGTAAAGTAAGTTTTCTATAGTGATTTCAAATTCAAAGTTACGAGGATCATAAACTCTTACATATGCTTGTCGATGATTCCAATCTGAAACGTAGTCTCCAACCTTTTTATTTAATACAAACCCTGAAGTTGGTTCATTGGAATATTCTTGTGGTTCAATTTTATCATCTCTCCAACTATTCCAAGATGTCTCCTTTCTTAATTTCCCTTTTTGATCATAGTAGATCACATAAGCTAGTTGACCTGTATATGTATCAGAACGTTTTTGATAACCAACTTTAATAGTTTTAGGTAAAAATATTGTGGTGTTCAATTATTATTTCCCTCCTTTAACTTAACGCCATTTATTTTCATATAGTAAATCAAATTTATTATATACATCTTCATATAAATCTTTCGCATTGTTTTTTAAATCAAGTTGCCCTCTTTTTGAGAGGGATAAAATTAATAACATACCGTTCTTAACAACATTCATTTCCTCTTTAGTTAACTCAATCATGAGTTTATCTTTCATTATATATCTCACCTCCAGTACCCATCAAAATGCAATTTCATGTCAATTATCGTCCTCTGAAACCCCTTTGTAGCAAGGGTTTTACTTTTCGTCTACTGCTCTTACAACTCCCCATATCTCACCATTAACTACTTGTTTATAAGATTTTACTTTAAACACTTTCCATTCTTCATCTTGAGTGATTTCACCATCATGATTTTGATATAAATCTTTAATTCCCATAACAAACATATCTTCATCATAACCACAATCTTTATTATTTTGACACACAAAGTTAAGGCCACCTTGATATGTAATGCGATTATGTGATATATCATAATCATCAAGATTTAAAACTAATACAACGTCTCCTATAAACAATTCGTTACCATCAACATCTGTTAATCCACTTGGTTTACCAACTTCTCCTTGAAAACAATCACCTGATTTTAATATCATTTTATACACTTCCTCTAATTTATTCCTCAAAATAATCTGGTTTCTGAAAACGACTTGAGAATTCAATTTTACTAACCACTTCCATATCAATATCATAAGCGTCATCCCAATAAGCATAAAGAGGTTCTGTTGTTGGTAGATAAGCAACAATAATTGCACATTCATCGCCATAACCAGAACACCACCAAGGGTATTTCGGATTAAATACTAAAGGTCTATAATCTTCAACTGACTTTGTTCTAAATCTATATCTACACCACATATTTTAATCTCCTTTCCAACCAAATGTTCTTTTCAAAGTAATTTATATAAGTGATATTTAAAAGTTTTAATACGATTTTGACTATCGTACATATATTCTTTATATTTTAATTCATAATTTTGCTTTGCATACAAACTTAATATTTCAAATTCTAACATATCATCAAATTTATTATAAGTACATTGTCTTAAAACATCTTTAATCTCTTCATTCCCGAATACATCAACACCAATTATATTTATATTTTTAAAAGAGGAAAAATCTTCAGTTGTTTTTATTATCATTTGTGAATAATCCATAATTTCATCCTTTCAAACCATAATTTTCTGGGAAATTAATTCCCTTTAAACTGAATATATAAATCATTTATATTTACATTTTCATTCTGAGTCCACCATTCTACCCCTGTTGGATGACCATTCTCTTCATTTTCTTCGTCTGTTTCTGGCCTAACAAAATATTCAAATGTAATATCCCCATCTATGTAATCGTCACAATTTACTACTTCTTCAACAGCATTAAGAAGTGTTGTTAATTTAATAAAACCTGCTTCTTCATTGCCCTCTGAATAAAAACTTTCTTCAAATAATAATTTATTCAAATCAACATCTTTATCACTTTTAACAATTTTACTAGCAGTATACAAACTATAATCATCTAATATCTCGCTAATTATTTGCAATGCTGTCTCTCTATTAAGTAAATCTAATGCACTACATATTCTTTCTTTAATATCTTCTACGTTACTCAAATTAAATCAATTCCTTTCTTAAAACAATTAAAAGTTAAATTTGATGCCATTTAGCATATCCGTAAAGTGTTGATATAGGCCACTTTGCAGATTTCACTTTATTGAAACAACAAGTCAATAATCCTATTTCTCATATTTTCATCTATTGGAC